ACCAGATTGTTCACTGAACACTCTACTACCAAAAAAGAAAAAATAAACATTTTGAGAAGATTTGATTCTGTAGAATCTTTAAAAGAATCAAAACAACTCTATAAAACAATCAAAGACCAATTAGGTTATGTTGATACTAAAAACATCAATGAGAGTGTTGACAAAGTTGTCAACAACTCAATGAGTTCAGGTTCATCACAAAACTTAATTGAGTCAAAGACATACGAAAATCCGCAATTCTTAAGAATTAAAGATTTAATGTCAAAAATCTAAATAAACTAAAAATAAAAAAACCAAAACTAAAATGGGAGCATTATTAGAATCAGGTCTTGTAGGTAACATCGGTCTTAAGCACTTGAAAGTTATCAAAGAAGACACAATTAACAAATGGGACAAATTAGGGTTCCTAGAAGGCTTAAAAGGTCACCTAAAAGAGAACGTCGCTCAATTATATGAAAACCAAGCGTCACACCTCATCAATGAAGCATCAACAACTGCTGACTCAGGTTCTTTCGAAACTGTAGTTTTTCCAATCGTAAGGAGAGTATTCTCTAAACTTTTGGCTAACGACATCGTTTCTGTACAAGCAATGAACCTTCCTATCGGTAAGTTGTTCTACTTCGTACCTTTCATTCAGGAGTACGAAACTGAAACTTCAACAAACGCTCAACACTACGCACCTTATGGAGCACCTAACGCAGGTTCAGGTCAAACACCAAACAGTGGTTACAACCCTAACACTCAGAAAGACTTGTATGACAAGTTCTATGAAGGTAACGAACCAGCTCTTGACCCACCAGGTCTTTACGATTACTCTAGAGGTGAGTGGACTGCTATAACTGCACCAAACGCTACTGTTAAGTGGGTAGGTGATGTTATGCTTCCTTCGGCTTATGCTTATAATTCAGCAACTACAAAAGTATTGTTGGTTATGTCAGGTTTCGCATCAGACGGAGCGGGTAAACTTATCGGTCCTGACGGTCAACCTATGGATACTGAGACTTTCTTGGCTGGTATGACAATCAGAGGTAAGTCAACTAACGTTTACACTTCGGCTAACACAGCAAATAACTACTTGTTCAGAGTTGTAACTCAGAGATACGGTAAGGGTATTGTTCAATACGGTGCAAACCAAAACTTAGCGTTCCCAAGTTCTAAGACTGACGGTGGTTCTTACTATGACGTATGTGATGCGGCTGGTAAAATTTACTTGGAAGTTGATTTAACTACTCCATGTACAGTTTCAACTAACTCTATTGATGGTTATTGTGGAACTCCATTCTCTTCTTCAACTGCAGATAGCAACGCGTTTGTTACTACTTACAAAGTTTATAAAAACCTTGAATTTGAAGATAAGATTGGTGAAGTTTCTTTTGACCTTCAGTCTGTTACAGTTTCTGTAACTGAAAGAAAGTTAAGAGCACAATGGTCACCTGAAATGGCTCAAGACGTTGCGGCGTTCCACAACATTGACGCTGAAGCTGAATTGACAGCTTTATTGTCTGAACAAGTTGCGGCTGAAATCGACCGTGAAATCTTAAGAGACCTTAGAAAAGGCGCAGCTTGGAACTTACGTTGGGATTACAACGGATGGAAGAGATTAGGCGGAAACGCAGTTCCTTACACTCAGAAGGATTGGAACCAAACTCTTATCACTGCAATCAACCAAATCTCAGCTCAAATCCACAAATCTACCTTAAGAGGTGGAGCTAACTGGATTGTTGTATCTTCTGAGGTATCTGCAATTTTTGATGACTTGGAGTACTTCCACGTATCAAACGCAGCTCCTGAGCAAGACCAATACAACATGGGTATTGAAAGAGTTGGAACATTGGCAGGTAGATACCAAGTTTACCGTGACCCTTACTTCCCAGCTAACCAAGTGTTATTGGGACACAAAGGAACATCATTGTTAGACACAGGTTACATCTACGCACCGTATGTACCTCTACAATTAACTCCAACAATGTATAACCCATTCAACTTCACACCTATCAAGGGTATCATGACAAGATACGCTAAGAAAATGGTTAACAACCGTTTCTATGGTAGAGTTACAGTTGATGGTGTTAGAACATTCGACTTGAGAGAATTGAGATAATCAATTTGATGATAATAAGAAAGGGGACCAAATGGTCCCCTTTTTTATTTTAAATAGTTCTTACAGATTTAGATAATATTTCGGATTCTTGTAGTGAAAATACTCCCGATTCAAAAGCTTTTTGAATACCTAACTTTAGAACATAAATTTTTTGTTCATCGGTGATTTCATTTAAGAATTTATCAAAATCTTCAGAATTTTTAATGACGATAGTGTCAAATAAAATTATTTGTGAATTTAAAGTATCTTCCATATACTAAAAATAAACCAAGATATTTATAAAGTAACTAATGTCTTTATCTATGAATAATCACAATCAAGAAGAAATCTTAAATAATTTGTTAAAAGAAGATTTGGCCGTTTGGTTTGGTACCAAGAAAAAACCAAAAGGTTCTAAACAACCTAAAGGTCCTTGGGTAAACATTTGTAGAAAAAAAGATGGTGGTGGTCATCCTCCATGTGGTAGACCTGATGCGGATTCAAAAAGTTATCCAAAATGCCGAGCTGCGGGTGTTGCATCTAAAATGACTGATTCACAAAAGAAGGCGGCGTGTGCTCAAAAAAGACGAGAGGAAAAGAAAGACCCAAAAGTTGGTAAAGGTAATAAACCAACTATGGTATCTTACAAACCAAGAAAAAACGAAAGTCTAAGAGAATTGATTAAAGATGTCCTGAAGGAACATTTGTCAAAGTAGTATCCTTGGGTTGAGTTTTGGATGTATCTTGATTTTTTGGTACATCAATCTTTTTTTCTATAGTAATAGGTTTTACTTGTGGCGTATCAATTTTCTTTATTGTAGGTTTACTAACGTTGATAGTGTCGTATACAATCACAGTATCTAAAGGTGAAAACATTTCGACACCACTAACTTTATTTTTGGATGGAATTTTATCTATAATAAATGGATAAAGGTTAATCCCAACAAGACCAATTAATAGTGTTACGAATGATATTGATATTACACCAAACCAAAATGTTATTTTAAAGTAATTGTTTTTCATTAGATATTGACCAAAATGTTTTGTAATGAGTGTTTGATATTAGAAGTGATGTGTTTTTCTAACTCTTCTCTACGAAACTCAACCTCTTGATTAAAGAAATCAATCAATCTTTCCCATTCTTTACCCTCAATAAAAATGGTATAGGAGTAAATGTGATTAATAATTTGAACATTGTGTGAATTTAGAATTACTGAAATTTGTAATTCTTCATTGTTAATATAACGTTTACCACTAATAGGTGTTAACAACAATTCTGTTTCAGGATTTTTAATTAGTTTTTTACAAATCTGAATACAATCACGTTCATATTCAGATTTTTTTACAGGAACCTGTGTAATTCTGAATAAATAGATTGAAAACTTCTGTATGGACCTACGGAAAAAGTGGAGTTGTTTTTTCATATTTATAATTTGACTACAAATGTAAATCAAATTTTTGAACTAAACAACTAGCAGTAAGCACCTGAACAATGTTTTTTTCCGTCAAGTCCTTTTATTTTACCTTTACATACTTGGACAGCATGACCGTTTGAATAAGCTGAGGGGTACACGTCATACTTTGCCTTTGCAGATGCCTTACCTCTGGCACAAAGTTTTGTACCTGTTTTTTTACGACCTTCCATCATTGTATCCATCTCAACATCAGTTTCTTCATAACCCTCCTCATTTGTCTCATTCATCAAGAAATCAAAAACTTGGTCTAAGTTATTTTTGGCTTCGGTAATGTGGTCATCAGCCCAATCATGACCATCGTCAAGAATTTGTGATACCATATCAACATCTAAATTAAGGAGTAATTCACATTGTCTTTTCATTTGTTCTAAATTAGAAAAGAACATATATCTATTAGTTTTCATGTCCCCCCCTTCAGAGAGAACTCTTTTGATGATTTCTGTTAAATCACTTTCTTTTAATTTAATTACTCTTTTCATTTTTTGTTAACTATTTGGAATTGTAATGTGTCTTTATAAATATCTTTTTCACCTGAAGTGTTCACTTTGATATCTACAAAGTATTCATTTGGAATTTTATCTCTCATATCAAATATGAAATAGTATTCGTTTGGCGTTCTGTTTACAGGTGTCCAATCTTGTACTTGTACTTCTGTGGTACCTTCTCTAACATATATTCTGTAGTATATGTCAATGTTTGGTATTTGTTGGTTGGAGCTCCATTGTTTTTTAACCACAACACCCACTTTACGGATTTCTGTGTTAAGGATTTTTTCATTTTGTAGGATACCGTAAAAGTCATAACCGAATTTCTCGGGTTCTCTTGATTGTATACCTATGTTGATTCCGTTACTGTAAGGTTGCAGGATGAACTGATTTGTTATGTTTGGTATAGACTCCCCATTTATAGATAAATCACTCCACACGTCATAAAAAACACATGGTGTGGGTTGTGTTGTAAAGGCATTTGGTATGGTAACTTCATAAACACCTTTGGTAACCAAACAAGTTGTTAGTCCTGTTGCACCTGATATTAAGTTTCCTGCAGAATCTTCAACATTAACTGTTGGTAGATTATCCAAATTAACAAAGTCACCATTTTGATAAACATAAAGGTATAATTTGTTCACTTGGTTTTTAAGGAACATATTTCTATTGTCCTTAATCAAATCATCGTATGTGGTTTGTAGGAATGGTTGATAGAATGTTTGAGTGTATTTCCCAAAGAAACCAACAGAGTACGATTCTGTCAAACCTGTAATTCTTTCAATGTCGGGTTTGTATGCAATACCCCATCCTGTCACACCTGTTAGTGAACCATCAAGTA